TGCAGAAGCGCTAGCAATTGTGAATGTGGAAGCAGTTGTTAGGTATGCAGGATATGCAGAAGTTACTTCCCAAATTGGGATAAAACTTGTACCGATAGAGGGCTGGTAACCAAAAATGTTAACGCCACTATGAAACCCAATTTGCCCACGGGCAACTTGCAACTCAAAAGGCTCATACCTTCCTTGTTGCGTAATCGATTTAGCCTTTGGTGTAGCCATGAATAATCTCCTTAAAGGTTAAAGATAGGGGCCGAAGCCCCTAGAGATTAATCAAAGTTACCGTAAGGGTAAGTTGTGGTTGTACCGATGTTTCCGTCAGCCTGTGTATAACGCACAGTCAAGTACAAAGTACCAGTCGTAGGAGCAGGAGTACCTGTACCTGTAATCACCAAAGTCATCACAACTTGTGAGAATGTAGCTGGCTCAATTGTACCTGTGGGGTTAGTAAAGTCAGCGGTAGTTGCTTGGATGTTGGTCAACTGTGTACCAGTAAAGGTTGTAGAGTAACGACCTGCCACCAACACGTTTGTTGTAGCAGTCAAAGTTACTGAACCGTACTGAGTACCGTTGAATTGATTACCAATGTTTACCACGCCAGCAGTGATTGTAGAACCACCTGTAATACCTGTACCGATATCAACTAAAAAGTCGTTGATCTGTGAACCTGTGGGCAAATAAAACACTGCGCCACGATACACAGTGGTAGCGGCATCAGCAGTGATTGTTGCGGCTGTAGGAGGATATACAGAACTAGAGTTTGTATAAACAACAGCGTTTACGTTAGGAATCAAATTACCATTGACAAACTGACCATTACCACCAGGGTAACCAGCAGTACCATTTCCGCCAGTATTGGCGAAGTTCATGTCAATGTTTTGAGCGAGGTCGGTATAACCTACGTTACGAATTGGGCCAAAGCGTTGATCGCCCGATAGGATTGGGCCAGAGAATGTGGAACGAGCCATGATAATTCCTTATGCAAAAGTCTCTTGTTAATCGTTGCATCGTGACCCCTGGGCGGGCTGGCAACAAGAGAAAAATCCCAGACAAGTGGCAATATACACTATTCTTTGGGTGTGTCAAGAAGTTTATTGGACTTTTTTAAGTTTTCTTCCTGAGTGATTACACGGAGATTCCAAGGCACATGAAGGCCACAAACATCTTCACCCCGCAAAGGAATAATATGGTCAACGACATATTGTTCCCCAGTTGTTTTAGACATGGTTATGGCAATTTTATAAAGCTCACGAATTTCTGCTTTTTCTTTTTTGGTCAACCATTTGGGTGTAGCATTTCTATGTTTACGTCTGCGTGCTTTTGTATCGGCTCGTACCCATGTTGTATTACGTTCCTTCCACGCTTTTTGATACACACGTTTAACTTCTATTGGCCGTGTTTTTGCGGCGTCAATTACTTGCTCTTTGTGTTCTACATACCATTCATTCTTTTTGTCTTTCACATCTTCACGCTGGTTATATTGCCTAAAGTATTCTGCGCGAGTTTCATTTCCTTTAGCCCATTCAACCTTTAAACATTCAACACACGCTCCTTTGGTTTTGCGTAATGCTATGTGCCCATGTTTGCAAGGTATTCCTGTAAAGTAGTGAGTTGCACCTATACGTTTAGCTTCTTCTCTTGTTGTTGGGTATTCCATTTATTACTCCTGTGACTTAGTTACAGGTAATAATAGCATAAGTTTTAGAAAAAGAAAAGGGGCCTCAAAAGGCCCCAAAAAGTATTAAAAGTAATACTTTATTAGAAAGAACCTGAAGAACCCCAGATTCCAAGTGGATCAGACCATCCAAAAGAGTAACGCTCGCGAGCTTTATAACGTACGTTACCTGTATCGAAGTCTCCATCCATTGACTGGCTCAAAGGTGTGCGCTCAAAGTGCTTCATACCATTTGGAACGTCAGTGGTTAGGAACCAAGCGTTGGGATCTGTCAAGAAGTGATTGACAGTGTAGCCCTCTGGGATTGCGCCCATTTGCTTGATTGCATTGATATCGTTATTTGTGGTAGCGACACGAAGTTCGGTATCCAACAAACGTTTTGCAACGAACATCAATGATGGAGGAATGATCATCTTCTTGGGTCTAGCAGCGATCAAGAGGCCACGCTCGTCTGTCCAAGCAGCGATCTGAATAACGGCGGCTTCCAAAGAAGTCTCGTTCAAATCAACTTGGGTTGTAGGAGTGTTGGCATTAGTGCCACCGTTCACCAATGGGTGAGCAGAGTTAAACAAAGAGACACCATCACCACCAATATAGCTAGAGTTGAAGCCGTTGTTAACAACAGCAGCAGCTTTCACTTGTTTGGTGTAAGCCATACCGCGAGCAAGAGCTTTGGTGTAACGGCCAGACAAGCTGTCGTACAAGTTATCTTCAATCGCCTCTTCGGTGATTGAAAAACCCAAAGCAATGGTTTCGTGGTTATAGCGAGTTGTCCATGCTTCTTGAGCATTGTCATAAGCGATGGCTGTGCCCTCGTTTTTGACTGGTGCTGCTGAGAAGCCAGACAATTTAGTCTCTTCCTCGAACGAACGCTCAGAGGTCTCTGTTTCGTAGATCTCTTTGTGTTCTTCACCATAACGTGCATACTCTAAACCGAACAAAGCGTTCAAGCCTGGGAGCAGCTCTTTCAATAGTTGTGCGCGTGAAATAGCCATTTGTTAGCTCCTTAATTAAACGCCAGTAGCATTGAAGTAACTGTGGAAACCAAAGTTCCAAGTCACCAATACTTCGGGATAGCCAGTGAATGTAAACGCAGTAGCGGTAGACTGAGCAGTAGAAACTGCGCGGTTAATCGTCACTGTTGTACCGTTTACGGTGGTAACGTAGGTATTTGAACCTGCGTTAATGCCTGGGCCAGAAATAACCATACCTGGGTAGATTGCACTGTTAGATGCAGACAATGTGATTGTCGTAGAGCTAGAAGTAGCATTCTGAACCACGCTGATTGCTGTGTCAGGCACAACACCCACGCAACGGAAGGGAGCACCGCCAGTTGCAGGAGTAACAGATGAAGTGGTTGTAGCAGAAGCTGACAACGCAACACCACCTAGTGAGTCACCAGTAGTAGTGCTTCCGCCTGGGCCTGAGTAGAACATATTAGCGCCAACATATGCTGGGTTAGCGTATAGAACCGTTTGGCTTTGTGCAGAACCGCCGTTAACAACGACAGCTTTGAACACAGCTTGAGGATCATCCACAACGTAAGCAATAGCATCGGGAGCAGTTGTGCTAGCTTGCCAATATTGGAAACGGTTTTTGCCGTAAATTGGGCCGCCAGTAGTAGAGTACTCACAACCAACAAACACACCAATAGTTCCAGCTTGGGCTGAAGTAGAGTTGTATGCAAGTTGTGTAGGTGTAACACAGCCAATATTATTGCCTGTGCCAATATCAACAACGTCACCGTTGAAGATTGAAGTGCTATAACCATTTAAGATGGGGAACATGCGGGTTGAACCAGCATATACTCGGCCACCAATCAGGTTATACGGTTTCAGCCCGTAAGGGGCTGGAATAAGCGGATAAGCCATGTTGTTTCCTTAAAATTTAAGAACCAGAACCAAAACTAACCCTGCTTTCTCTCTGTCTAAAGAGAGGCATGCGAGGATCACTTTCGCGCATGAATTGATTGTCGACTGAATCCACCTGTGCTTGGTTTTGTTTGCCGTAGTATTCGGCGCGCTGAACCAAAAACTCAGTAGGAATTCTGCACAACAACAATCCGCCAATCTCAATATTGCCTTTGAATTGGCCGTCTTGAGTGGCATGTACCATCATCTCAGGATACTCTTCTGCTTTGCAGGGTTCATATCCTTCGCGCAATTTAGAAGAAATATTAGCGGGATCGGATTGACCCATCATACTAATACGGATATAACGATGCTTCCAACCTGGACGCTCATCGGGCATTGGGAGAGTCTCGGGGGCGCGCCACTGTTGTGGGCGTTGTGTTGTTGCACGAGTCTCTAATTCGCGAGCCATTCTATTTTGTGACATGTTATTTCCTCATTTCTTCTGCTACTTTACGAGCATAGAGTTCCAATGGAACACCTAGCTTCTTTGCTAATTGAACCTGTGTTGCATTAAGCACGATTTTCTTGGGTGCAGTGCTACGCGTCGCAGGGGCAACTACATTTGCTTTTTGGCGCTGAGATTCAGGTGCATCAGCGGATTCCACAGCAGCAAATTTTTCTGGGAATACTTGACGAAGCCTACTGTTGAGCCTTGTGTAGTACTCATCAGAATTGGGATCGATTCCGTCTTCTATGACCATTTTTTCGTGCAACGTAAGCGCATAGCCAGTCATCTCTCGGTCTTTCCCATACCATGGGTTGGATTGAAACCAACGTTCTGCTTTGGGGTCAACCTTCGGCGCTTGCGTGAGTTGAGTAGTTTGTACTACGTTCTTGTCGTCTTGTAAAGGGGTATGCTTAAAATTATTAACTTTATCAGCACGGATTGTTGCTGCAGTGAGATCTTTCTGCGCTTTGATCATGGCATCAGGGTCACCCGACTCATAAGCTGCGCGGTATGATCTCTCTGCGGCTTCCACTTCACTCAGAACAACTCTTTTAGCTTGCTCAAGTAATACTTCTTGATTAGTATTAAGCGAACCTTTGAGCTTTTTGTTTTCTTCAACAACAGCTTGCGCTAGTCGAAGAGCTTCTTCTTTTTCACGGAACGCGGCCTCTTTGGCGCGACGCTCGTCGTGGTATCCCTTGCCCAACTTGGCTAGTCTATCCTTCAGACGTTTGTCTGTGTATTTTTCTAGCTCATCGTCGGTAACATCAGCAGGGGGCTCAGCCATGGGCGTGATATTTCTATCATCCTCTGGCGTATCATCCACCACCTCAATCTCGGGTTTGTCTTCTTCAGCGGCAACAACTTTGCCACCTTTGCGAGACTGTTTATCTTCCACCTCGTCTGGAAACTCGAATTCAACTTTTTCAAAATCAGCCATGGTCTACTCCTTATGTTGCGCGGGAAATGCCACGGGGATCTTGAACCACAGCTTCAACAGAGTCATCATTGATGATCCTGAATTCTTTACCGTGAATCTTTAATCTTGTGCCCGTGTTGGGTCTAACAATCACAAAGTCCCCGACCTTACAAGAAGGCCCACTGGGAAAACGTGTTGCATCTTTATAGGCATCAGGGCCTAGTTTCACAACAAATAGTACTGGAGACAGCACTTCTTCATAGTGAATAGTTGTGCCTGACTTAATCAACCCACTCTCATATTTTTCATCAATCTCTGGTAAGACTGTGAGAATCTGAAAACGCACAGGATCAGGCAATTGTTTTGCCTTCTCATCAGCCGTTGCGGGAAGTACAGTCGCGGTGGCACCGTCTTGGCTTACGAGTAGTTCACTCATTATTTTCCTTCTTTACTTTTTCTTCGAGGTCTTCAAGGTGGGAGTTGGCTCGGCTAAGACCCCGAATAAATCCGACCAACTCACGATACTCTGCCCAATCTTTGGCCCCGCCACTCACTAGCGGTTTCATGGCCATGTCGATTAAATCTTGGTTCTGCTTTTTTAAATACTCAATCTCTGTCATTCAGTCGCTCCTGGTTCTGGCTTGTTCTCAGCCGCTTGCTTGGCCAAGTCCATCTGCAACCTAGCTTTCTGTGCAGTGGCTAACAAGTCAGTCAAATGTTTCTGTTTGGTCTGCACTTGCTTTTGGTTTTGGTTGCGCGAATTCAAAGCCAACTCCTGTTGCTTTGTTTGTGCACTATGTGCTAACTCCTGCTGCTGAGTCTGCTCGTTGTGCATCATCTGCTGCTGGTGCTGTTGTTGAGCTTGTTGCATCTGCTGCTGAGCCTGCTGCATCTCCATGGCGTGGCGTTGCGCCATCATCTCTGGAGTCTCGCCTAACTTGCTCTGAAGTTCTTGCGCTTTCAACTGCAACTCCTGCTGTTTAATCTGCAGCTCGCCTTGAACCTTTTGCTGACTGATCTGAACTTCTTGTTGCTTGATTTGCAACTCAGCTTGCTGCATCTGGATGAGCGGGTCTTGCGCTTGTTGCAAGGCTTGTTGCTGCGCAGTTTTCTGCTGATTAAGTTGTAACAACTGTGTGCTAGCTTGTGCAACCAACTGAGACAATTGAACCTCAACTTGCTCTGGCATATCTTCATCAGGTGGTGGCAACAACACACCCAACTGCTCTTGCAATTTCTGTCTATACAAAAACGCAAGATGCTGCGCAATATGGGCATTTACTGCCGCAGACATCTGCTGAGCCATCGGGTTCTGCCCAATTTGCTGAGCAATCATTGGGTCTTGCAAGAACGTTGTGTGCACTGCAATGTGCGCATCGTGATCCTGATAGATAAACGCTTTAGTCGGCGAGCCATTCAAGAACGCCATGTTCTCTGATACTGGGTCACGCGGTTTTTGATCCTCGTCAATCGGCACGAGCTTCTCTGCGTTCGGAACACCCAAGACATCAATCATCTGTCTGTGCAACTGCGCCAAGTTATAAATCTGCGGAGCCTGCGCCGACATCTGCATCACAGCTTGGTATTGCATGATGCGTTGAGCCATCGTCGATGTATTGGGATCGCTAACGGGTATGACATCCACCATGTCATAGTCTTCCCTCTTAGCACTCTTCTTGGCCATGACTGGCTCATAGTCATAAGAGCTTGGGGTGTGATCTCTTATGATTTCTTTGAGTAACTTAAACTCTTCCTTCATCGAGTTGTGCACGCGAGCTTGCACAGCGCCCATCACTTTGAGTTGCCTCTCCAACAGCGCCAGTGTTGTACCCACAGGAGCTTGGCTCGACATGTCGCTGACCTTCATGTCGGCGATCGATCCCAATCTTCTAGCTTCGTCGGTGATTTGATTCAAAAGAGCCAACAAAACTTGTGACGGCTCCTTATAGGGAAGCGTCATGATGTTGTCTTTGATCGCGCCGCTTGGCACATCAACATCCCTGAACTCTCCTGGGGCGATTGGTGTATCGTCACCCTTGACACGCAAGCCGCGAGATTTTAGCCCACCTGGTAGGTTAGATAAAGTTCCCGCGTCAACAAGCTGTCTAATGATCGATGTGCCCGCACGCGCGTAGCCACCAATGATATGAATCAAACCCATACCATAAGCACCGAACCCAGGAATATAACAATAGTCTACAAAGTGATTTCTCTTTTGCTTAAACTCTGTTTTCTTTTCTTCATTCCAATTCTCATAGATTGACAAAACTTTATTTGTCCCTCTGTCGATCGAGATAATGTAAGGCTCTGCAACCTCAACATCTTTTTCTCGCTCAGACTTATCAAGCAGCCAATCAATCTGCACTTCATAAATCTGATAACGATCATCATCGGTCAGTGAGTAGCCTTCGTCTTCGGCTTTTTTCTTTTCGATATCTGTGTAAAGTTGTTGTGGCTCGCCTAGTTCTATCTCTCTATAAAAACCTGCGGCTTGTAACTTCTTAATTTCATTTTTGGTCTTACGCATCATGTGAGTGACACGCTCTGCGTTCCTCACACCACTCGTACCATGAGGAATGATTACATCTTCTGCAGGTACAAACATCGACACCTGCCGACCAAGCCCTGGATCAAAATAAATTTTCTTGAACGCCGATCCCGCAAGCCCCAAATTAAAGAGCATCTTCTCATGCTCCATCCTATACTCGGGCATCACCTCAGTCAGCTCATAGTTCATGTCTTCTTGGACACGTCTAGCAGCTTCTTGTTTCACCTTATCAATAGCGCCAATGATCTCAGTCTTGACTGGGCCCGCTGGAGGAAACGTTTCCATGATAGATTCAGCCTGGAACCTAATCGCAGCTTCTGTTAAGACAGTGCTATAAACTCCACAAGCTCCATTCCAAGGCTCAGTGCGCTCTTCATACTTCATCCCAAGCACTTCTAGACCCTTAACATAGGTCTCAACCCAGTCTTTTCTGGACGAAATATCGGCTTCAATGAGCCCAACAATCTCGCCCGCCATGCTCTGTAATTCGCTTTCAGACATGTCTTCGGCAAGATTTTTGCTCCTTTTTGGCCCTTTTTCGGGTATTAAAGTGATCTCAACTGACCCATCTGCCATGTGTACAGCGTCAGGATTCTCTATTTCTATCTCCAAATCGGAGTCATCGCCAGGGTTTTGACCCATTAAACTGGGCATTCCCTGGGAATAAAGCGCTTTATCTACGTTGGTTGCCATGATTTATCCTTAAATTAACTTGCTGTTGCCCTTGATGGGCTTGTCTACTAAGCCGCCACGCTTGAAAACCTGGTTTCCCATGACGTCTACAGCGGGTTGATTTGAATTATCAGGCGAATTTGCTTGGTCTGTTGGTTGTTTTACGTCAGGTGTTGTCAAATCTACGGCAGGTTTAGATGGATCCACGTTGGGTGTATTGGCTTCTAGCTGATCGTTGTAGTGATCGGCAATAAAGTCCAACATCTCTTGGTTCTTTGGATGCGTAGCAGCGTAGCTTTCTGCGTTGGAGTCCGCCGCGTATTTCCTGGCTTTGGGGCCCGCGCCATTCCACACCTCTAAAAATTGTTTTTTGCGTCTACCTGCTGTCTCTGATTTACCATAAATAGCAGCGGCAAACTTAGCGGCGTCGTCGTCGTGCCCGTTGCCAACCAAGTTCTTGTATATCTCAACTTGCTTTTTATTAGCAACATCCATGGCGTTGTAGTTTGTGCCGAAATCATCCCGACCTTCGTGCAGCGCCATGTTTGTTAATTGTTCTGGAGTTAATTTAGGCACGCCAAAATGTGTGCCAGCCGCCGCGGCTCTCACAAAAGTCTCCATGGTGGGCGCATGAAACTTCGTAGGCAGGGTTTCCATCCTGTCTTTTGCACCAAACTTATTCTGCGGGTTTGCTCTATACCCCTGTATAAATTTAGCCTGCCCAGATGAGATGGGAATCGGGGTTGGTGTAACGGGCGCTATATCCTCTGGGTCAACAGCATCCACCATAGGTTTCAACAGAGGTATCGAAGCCAATAAATCTCGTAAGCCAGCCATATCCTGTCCTAGTAGAAGACCGCGTTGCGGCGTTTAAAGTATTGTTGTTCTTCAGGCTCATCAATTGGCAGCCTCAAAAACCCACCTTGTCGGAACCGCATCAGCGCTAAAGTCGTTGCATCAACCAAGTCATCGTGTTCCCCAGATGGGAAAGCAGCTATTTCGTCAACCAATTCTTCAGCCCAGCGTGTTCGTGGCAGATAAACTTTGCCAGACGCAATGATATCCGACACTGAGTTCAAGCGGGCAATTTTGTCTTGGCCCCTACTGGGCGTATATTCCTGCACGGGAATACCCATGGCGCGCAACTCATAGATCAACGGAGCACCTGTGGCTTTCTTTTCCACGAGTAGCCCATCAGGTTCCCACTCGTTGTACTCCGCCAGCACATCTTTCTTTAACTCTACCCACTCAACACGCTTCTTATAAGTATTAAGTAATATGATATGTGGCTTACTTCTGTCTTCATCTTTATAGAATATCCCCCACGTCGTGCCCGCTGAATAGTCAGCACGCTGGTTCTTTTCAAATGCAGTATCCCATGTCTGCAAAATGTAATCGCAAGGAGGCGGCACTTCATCTTCCCACCACTGCCACCAATCCCGTTTAACAATCGCACTCTCATTACCCACTGGGTTTTGCTGATACTGTGCTTGCCACTTACTATTTGGCAACTCATCTCTCAGAGCTTCCAATTCAGGCAGTGACCAAAACTCTGGCCATACGGGTTTACCCGAAGGCATAATGGCAGGAAACTCAATCACCTCCCATTGTTCTCCGCCACGGGCGGCGGCAGCTTTGAGCACTTGCCCTGTCAAATCCCGCATCGCCCAGCGCGTCATCACAATCACAATAGCTCCGCCTGGTTGTAGACGTTGACGCGGGCCAGACGTATACCACTCGTACACTTTATCAAAGACATCTGGGTTACTCGCAGCCAGCGCGGCTTCTTGTTCAGAGTGCGGATCGTCAATGATCAAAAGGTTTGCACCCTTACCTGTAACTGTACCGCCAACACCAATAGCAAAATAATCACCACCCTTGGAAGTGTTCCAGCGGCCCGCTGCTTTGGAATCTTGCTGTAATTGCAAATTGGGAAATATTCCTTTGTAGACTTCTGAGTCAACTAGGTTCCTAACTTTCCTACCGAATCCAACTGCCAGCTCTCCAGTATTGGAGGATTGGATAACTTTTTTATGGGGGAATCTACCCAGAAACCAAGCAGGGAGCAAGTAAGAAGCGAATTCTGACTTAGTATGTCGCGGAGGCATATTAATAATAAGCCTTTTAGTTTCTCCATTCGCGACCCTTTCAAAAGCCTTCGCCATGATTTTGTGGTGTCGCCCAGATATAAACTCTGGCCAGACTTGATGCACAAAACCCATAAACGTATTTTGCGCAAGCTCTTTCTCCATCATCTTCTCACGATGCTCTAGATCGCGGAGGATTTGTTCTTTCTTAGATTGGGGCAGTTTGTCTAGCTGCGCTAAGAGCAGCTTAAATTCAGGATCAAGGGTTTCTACCAATTGATCATCCCTCATAGGAATTTTCCTCTGAAGGTTTATTTTCAATAACTAGGGTTTCCTCTAATTCCTCTTTAACATCTAGATCAATGGTGGTGACCTCTTGGGCATGCAGTCTCATCATCTTTCTGATCTTATCCTTGATGGCGTTGTCTATATCATTGACCGAGTTATACGTCACAGTAATTTCAGTCTTCTCAGTGAATAAGCCAACGTCGGATACTTTACCCAATAGCTCAGTTGCCTTGATCTCAATCCGTGGGTCACCGCACATTGTTAGATCAAGCAGTTTATTAATAGTCACTTGGCGTAGCTCGGCGGCATCAGCGACTATCTGGCTGTTGTACTCCTGCAGCATGGAACCAATTCGTTCGGCGACAGAACGTTTCTCTAGCTCTCGGGGATTAGCAGATGGTTTTGGTTCTTTTCGTTTCTTTGGCTTCTCGGCCATCGCATCTTCGTATTGTTGCTTAGCCAGCGTTGCGAAGTCCTCAAATACTTTGTCCGCTTCTTGCTGGGCAGTGGGATCTGTTTCTATTGTGGTGCCTTCTAGTTCACCGCCCTCCAATTCGCTGAGCCCGCGTAGCAGCGCCGCCGTGTTGGCAGCGATCTGCATATTTTCACGAAGAGTAGAAGCAACCTCTGGCGCTGCAGAAGTTGGATATGGAACCGTATGTTCGGGGTGAAGAGGTATAGCCATGGAGGAAAGTGGGCACTCCAAAAAAGATGTTTGCATTGTAGCAGCATGGAACCAAAAAATGCAAGGGGGGTGTTTTTGGTAGTACCTTTTTAGTGACGGGGGGTGTTTTTTAAAATTTGCTGATCAATTGTACGGAATACTGTGTATGTGTGCGGGGTGTACCTTTCCCGCAGTTTGGGGGGTGCCCAGGTAGTGGGGGTCGCCGTGTCCCCGAATTTTTTTCTCTATCGTCAAAGGTCTAGTCGGAGAAGATCGTTTTTATTTTCGAGGTTTAGTCGGAGAAGATCGTTTTTATTTTCGAGGTTTAGTCGGAGAAAAGCGAAATTTTTTTTCTGGTGCTTTGTTACCCTGTGTGGAATTTTCCCCTGCTTTCTGTGGTTATGTCATACTAAACACATGGGGAAATTGATTGCTTCCCCGTCGGAAACATCGACACAATGTCGATTGTTCCGTGAGCGTTTTGCTCGTTCCTTTATTTGGAGAATTAATCATGACTAAAAATCAAAACCCTGTTGCATCGGCTACGGCTGTTGTTGTTCAAACCATTGCGGGCAAACCTGCTATCGAGTTGCAAGATACGATCTTCACTATCGGTGAAGAATCGTTGATCGCTGAAAAGAAAATGTCTGAGGGCAAGCAAGCTCTCGATGTGCTCGATGCGAACCTCAACGATATCATCAAGGGCTTGCCTTACGCTGAGTTCATGCTTGTTCGTGACTTCTACAAAGCGGGCGTGATCGACAAAGGCGTGAGCGACGATGGTGCTCAGAAACAATGGGAGCGCGCGGTCAATCGTTGCGTGTCGACTTTTAATTTCATTAAGCCCAAGTCGCAAAGCGCCGACGCGTTGCGCAAAGCTGAAGCGAAGAAGAAGAAAATCGAAGAGCTCGCAAAGTTTGACGATGAGAAAATCGAAGAGAAAAAAGCTGAGCTCATTGCGCAGGGTACTGTGCAAGCGTTAAAGCAAGCGCAAGTTATCGCTCAGGAAATCGAGCGCCGTAACTCTGATGTACTTGAAGCTGAGAAGGCTCGCCGTAAAGAGCAAGCCGAAGCTATCATCAAGCGTATTCGTGAGTTAGTCAAGGCGGGCACGCCTGATGCTGATGATATCTTGTTTCAGTTGCACGCTATCGCGTCTGTTTATTAATTAACCTTTGGGAAATGTCGACACTTGTCGATGTTTCCCTTTTCTTTATTTGGAATTTATTATGTTTGATTTTAATTCTTTTATGGCGCTCCTTATATTGGCGTGCGGGTTTGTTTTGTTTCTTTGGGCGTTGCTCATTATTTTGGAGGACTTAATGAAATAGTTTGCGCTGAGTAAACTCGCGCCCGCCTCGGACTTCGGTTCGGGGCGGGCATTTTTTTTTGGCCCGCTTTTTGCTTGGCCGTTCCGCGCCCTCGCGTGTCGCGCGCGACACCAGTTCCCGTGAAGTAACGTGATAGCTCGTTGCCCAGCGGGCGATGCTTAGCGTGGAGTTTCCCCGCATTCCCTGATTCTATGTTACCAGTTCCCGAAGCAACGGCCTAGCCCGCGATGCGGAACAATCGACACGTTGTCGTTTTTTCCCAGCCGTGCTCGCGAAGAGTGCTCGGCTAGTGCAACCGTAGTTAAGCATCAACCTATTCTACAAAATGGATTACGAATGAACGGACTAGCTCAGCGCGGGCCCAGCTAGCTTCGCGGAGGGGTATGCACAGAGGGAAAACCCCGTCTGAACGGCCTAGCATATATCGTACCAATAATACATAACGTATCGCTCAAAACGTATATAACGGAGTTTTGAATCTCCCCAGCAACGTTATGCTCATTTAATGTTATTCTTTTACTAGATCATATGCAGAGGCTCAAATTCTCTAAGTCCTTGTTATATATATATATTTTAATAAAAATAATAATAATAGAGTAAAAAATATCAAATATCATAGCCTTTTTTTAGGAATTATGAAGCCCCAAATTTGTCTCCACCCAAACACAGAAAAAGTTGAGAATCAGGTGTTTTGACGAAAAATGTTTTTCTTAACCCTTTCATAATTCCGAAAAGTGGTCAATGGTATTTATTATTTATTATCTAAAAATAACAAAAATCTATGTATTTCGGGGTAAACCTGTTGACAAACGTAATATACAAAGATAACATATCTAAGCCATAACGTTGTTGAACACCCCCAAAACTACCCCCAAAAAGGGTGGTGTTGGCCACGCGCAACAGTCATTTTACCCACCAACTAGGAGAAACCCTAATGAGAACCGCGAAGTACACCAATGCCGATACCTTGCTCGACAACTGCACCATTCATGCCGACACTTGTTGTTGGACATGGCCCGAAGCCAACTTGCCGATCCCGCAGATCAGCCCTACCGCCCCGATGGCGAAGTTGATGGGTACAAACTCCGTTACCCGTATTCTTTTCTGCATACTCCGACACCCGCCCGCATGCCGACGTCTGGTGTCCCGTTGCTCCACACCATTCTGTGTTAACCCCTACCATCACGCAGAATCCTATAAGGTGTTACGCAAACGCAAACAAATCGAATCCTTGGGTTTGCCTTTTGATACCCCAATCAAAGACACAATTGACCGAAGCGTTTATCCTGACGATGATGTGCTTAGATCACTAGTGTTTAAAAACCCAGTATATGTTAAAGCGTTGGGCGAAGCCGCGATGCGGGCAGGGACACATGGCAACATGATTAGTAGGAGCGCAACTGCGCCTCGCCCCAAAATAAAGATAGCTATAAAGCGCAATATCGAGAAGCCCGTTCAGCGCGAGCTAAGCGAAGAGGACAAAAAGCTAGCCGAGATGGATATAGATCAGATATTCGACGCCGTGATGATGAAGAAAAAACGAAAAATGATTGAAGACTGGGATGACAGCTATTCCACCCCTAAAAACGGCGCAGGTGCTTAAAACCCGACCAAGGACTTGACAAAGTCTAGTTTTTGTGGTATACTCTACTATGTAGAGTAAAAACTACAGGGTTATTCATGCGCAACACAACAACAATCGGAATAGTCGACACCATGTCGATTATTCCCTTCCAAAGGAAAACAAAATGGGAACACCTTACTACCACACCGCCGAGTCTGTGTTTGAAACAATCAAACGCTACAAAGATCTTCATGGGTTCGAGACCATCGAAGAAGCAATCGAGGACATGGCATCTTGCTATGACGACTTGGATGCTGAAGACAAGAGTGCATACGATTACACGAGTAATTAATATGAAGTTCCTATTATCACGCAATTCTAAAGAATCAGATGACGATGAAGGCAGCAGCGCGTCCTCGTCACTTACCCCATTTCATCCCTGCACACGATGCGGAGATGATGTCCCCGCACAGCGTTGGTACAAAATATCAAAGCTGTGCTTATTCTGCGGTGAAGAAGCCGCAGTTCTTGAACGTGCCTCTTGGTGCGTTGTTCAACCCTACAACAAAGGGCCTTATATGCTAGTGACTGTAAGTTCTGCACCGCAGACGCTCATGGACACGAACCAAAAGGCAACGCGTTCGTAGTATCGGAATCTTCGACACGGTGTCGATTATTCTTTTTTATCTCAATCTTTAATTGGAAAATAAAATGTCAGAAATCAAATTCTCTCGTCGCGTCAACTTCGCAGAAGCGGTTGACATCATACTCAACTCTGGTAACAACTCAGTTCACCTTACTGGCGAGCCAGGCGTTGGCAAGACTGCAATCCAAGACGTCATCGTCGAGCGCACAGGCTTTCACAAAGTCTACATCGACGGGCCAAACACCGACGTAGGCCAAGCGGGCATGCCGATCCCCAATCACACGACTCGCACCTTGGACTTCTACCCTGCGGAAAACTTTAAGTTGCATCTCAACGAGCCATGCGTAATCATGATCGACGAGTGGACTAAGACCGACGACTATGTGCGCAACACTTTGCATCCCCTCTTGCATGAGCGTCGCATGAGTGATCGTTATCTGCATCCTAAGTCAATTGTCTTCACTACTGGTAACAACGACGGCGATGGCGTCGGTGACTCAGCCAAGGCGCATACTCGCAATCGTCAGACATGGCTCACCTACATGAAGCCCACCGCAGAAGAGTGGCTCAAATGGGCTATCAATAACGGAGTAGCAGAAGAGTTACTTGCATGGGTTACTGAGTATCCTCATTGCCTAGCATCCTACATAGATGGCGGGCAGAAAGAAAACCCTTACATCTTCAACCCATCGGATGCGTCGCAGATTGCGTTCGTGTCGCCTCGCTCTTTATTCAAGGCGTCGCATTGGGTCAAACGTCGTGACGTGATAACAGAGAACGCATTGATTGCGTGTCTCGACGGCACTCTTGGCTTTGCCGCATCGCGGGATCTGCAAGCCTATATCTCCATGGCTGATCAGCTACCTACGCGTGAGGCGATATCCAATAATCCTGAAACTGCTTTGATTCCAACGAGTCCTGCGGCTCTTTGTATCTTAGCTTTCAAGATCGTAACTGCATCCACCCGTGAAACATTCGGTACTTGGATGAAATACATACGTCGCATGCCCAAGGAAACGCAAGCGGTGTTCGTCAATACTTTGCTCGAAGATCAAAGTAAAAAGAACTGGGCCCTATCGCATCCTGCGTTTGTGACGTGGGCCCGTGAGAATCAATATATGTTTGCAGGATTGAAAGGATAAATCATGAGTATCAAAATTGGAACAGCAACACGCGAAGAAGTAGAAGATGAAATGGCGGATCAGACGCGTAACTTGTACATAGCCATTGGTGCGGTGCTTGACTCGCGCCGCATTGATGTTGTGCTATCTGCATTGAGCAAGCACTTCATTGAGACTTGCTTAGAGGTAGGCATGAACCGAGATGACTTCACCGAGGTCGCTCTGCGTGTCTACGATGTAATCAAAGAAAGCAACGAAGAGGAAAACAAATATGTTAACTAAATCCAAACTAACTGCGGAGCAACGCATTGAGCTGGTGCATGTCAGCCTTATGCGTTCAAGGGAGTTCGCGTTGTTCGCGGGCTTGTTCATGGTCGGCTCGGTCGAGGTGATCGACGCGCCCGTTACTGCGTGTACGAATGGTCGTGACGTCAAGTATGGTCGAGAGTTCATCGCTGAGCTAACCGATAAAGAGTTGGCCTTTCTTGTTCTGCATGAGAATATGCACAAGTGCTACCGCCATCTCACAACGTGGGCGAAGCTATACGAAACCCATCGTGCATGTGCCAACATGGCATGCGACTATGTCATCAACATCCAACTGTGCGATCTTGACCCGCATGGCAAGCTCATCTCGTTTCCTATTAACAAGGAAACAGGAGAGCGTATGGGTCTGGTCGATGAGAAGTATCGTGGGTGGGATGCCAAGCAAGTCTTTGATGACTTGATGAAGCACGCCAAGCCCATTCCTCCCCGTAGCGGGCAGGGCGAGGATGGCGAAGGCCAAGGTCAAACCCAAGGAGATGGGAATAATCGACAAGATGTCGAAGATTCCGATGGCGTACCATCGTTCGATGAGCATGACTGGGAGAATGCGAAAGAGATGACCGAGAAGGAGAAAGACGAACTCGGTAAAGAGATCGACAGTGCATTGCGCCAAGGTTCTATCTACGCGGGCAAGGTCGGTGCTAACGTACCACGAGAGATCGGCGAGCTTCTGGCCCCGAAGATCGATTGGCGGGCGGTGCTACGTCGGTTCGTCAAGACGCATCTCAAAGATCGTGACGCACCATCGTGGCGTAAGGCTCATCGTAATTACTTATGGCAAGACGTCATACTGCCAAGCATCATTGGCAAACGCGTCAAGCATCTTGTGATTGCAATGGACACATCAGGCTCGGTCGCGGGCAGACTGCTCGACATGTTCCTCACCGAACTTAATAAGATCGTTGTGGATACGCGGGCTGAGCGCGTCGACGTCTTGTACTGGGACACAAGCATATGTGGTCATGAGACTTACAAGAGCACTGATAACAAGTCTATTGTGCATCGCACTAACCCACGCGGGGGTGGCGGGACTAACCCCGACTGTATTGCTGACTTCTTCCGCGCCGAGCAACTCAAGCCCGACGCGTTGGTCGTTATCACAGATGGGTATATGCACAGCAAGCCAGAGAACTGGCGTCACGTCGGCGTTCCGTCGCTGTGGTGTGTGATCGGCAACGACAGTTATAAGCCACCACATGGTCAGTTGTTAACCATTAAGGATGAATCATGAGCCAAGCCGCTTATTCTATTAATCTCAATCGGGAAACTTTCGAGTTGCTCGAAGATGTACGCGAACGCCTAGTCGCTGAACTAGGGTTCGAGCCAACTCTCGGTCAGGTGGTTCGCCACTTGATTGCCATTTACCATGCAAGAAAGGTGTAACCATGCCACTCATCGCACTTGGTAAAGGGCAGGTCGTTTACGAGCGACCTAGTGAGCGCGTTCGCATTGGCAGACTTGTTTGTATTAACGAGATCGTCAACGCACGCAAACGTAGGAATGCGACCGAACAACTCTCGGTCAGCATGTCCATTATCCAAAAAGCATATCTTTTCAAAGGAAAATAAAATGGGTTGGAATACTGCGCGAGTATCGAAACTTAATAGTTTCGACGAAGCGAGAAAGAGATTTCTCGATACACCACCGATAAAGGGCAATCCTCTCAAGGTTCGCCCTCTCGGAGCGAGACGTTATTACAGGTTGGCGAGCATCTCGATGCCCAACGACAGCACTGTGAGTCTCGACTACTGTGGCAGACCACTTGTGGTTTGGCATAGCGACAATACGTTTGAAGTGCATTATCCGTATTACACATCTGCGTATGTGCCCGACAACATCTTCAACTACGTTCCTATTGGGTTCGGGTTTGGGTGGTCGAAGTCTCGTCTGACGTTGCGCATGAGCGGGGAAGAGTTTGTTATGGAACGTGGCGAAGTGTATAAATTTCAAAACATCAAAAACAAATTCTTTTTCTTGAATGCCCCTACGTCATACAACTATCGGTTGAATGTGCGTGAGTTCAAGCAAAAGTTTGACCCTGTGCAGAAGTTCTTGGACTGGTTCAACATTGTGTCTGCTATCAATAACGAGCACACTTCATTAGCTATTCAAGAAGTCTATGCAAACTTCAAACTTGCACATGAAGTACCGCCTTTGTTGCTTTTCGATGAACTCAGAGAACGATGCCAAAAGCATCGTAATAACGACGAATTGAATAAGATCTGCATGCAATGCTGGGATGAGCAACGCGACTCTGAATGGTTACCCGTTGGGGGCAATCAACGTTACCATCATCGGTACACTGGGTTTCATCGCCCAACGGCAGAGACGTTATACAACTGGATCATTGATCGCGATGGCGAGCATTGGACTGAGGCGTTATACGTCATACTCAATTCGCAAGGCACACGCGTTGATCGCGGAGATTCATTCACAATTACGCAGAAGGATTTGCGTGAGTATGTGGTGAACATCGTTAAGTTCTTGTTTCGTGACGAGGTGTTCAACCGCGTGCGTCTAGACAAGGGCGTGGTTGCGTCGAAGACCAACTACAACTTCTTTGAACCCGAAACAGTGTTCAGTATCAACAGCGGAACAATCGACATCGTGTCGAAAATTCTTGGAGAACTAAAATGAATGCAATATCTTTATCCTCAATGGCAATGTTAGTGGAACTGCGTATCAGCACATGGACTGCACGCAAGCGTGACAACGAGACGACTATGGATGTCAACACCGAGAAGAACGCAGATCAGGATGCGGGCTCGGTGTATAAGTATCTCATGGCGGGCAGTGATCACCTCAAGAAGATCGAGAAGTATGCGGCGAAGGCTAGGGCTTGGAACTCGTCGCAGACTCTCCCTTGGATGAAGGGTGTTAGCCTTTTACCCATGGAGAACTTCTTCAAGTACCGCGAGCAACTCGGTACGATGGAGTCAAACTTCTATGCGCTTGTCGATGAGTTCATCATTGCGTATCCCAAATTGAAAAGCGATCAGGCTTTCAAGCTGGGCAAGTACTACAAGGCTGAAGAGTTCCCCGACGTGGAGACGCTACCGCGTCGCTTCAAGTTCGAGTATAACTTTCTCCCTGTTCCAGAGAAGGGTGACTTCCGCATCAACTGCGAAGACCGCGTGCGCGCTGACCTTGCTCAGCAGTACGAGAAGATGTACACGGACAAGCTGGCCGAAGCTATGCGTGAACCATGGAACAGACTGCATGAGGTGCTGACTCACATCAGCATGACCATGACTGACAAGCAAAACGGTGATCGTCGGATCTTCCGCGACACGCTTGTAGATAACGCAACAGGTCTTTGTGATCTGCTGACTAGACTCAACGTGACCAATGATCCAGAACTTGAGAGCGCTCGTCGTTTGCTAGAACAGGCAATCGTTGGAGTCGATCCCCAGGATCTCCGCGAATCATCTCATGCTAGGCTAGAACTGAAAGCGTCTGTCGACGATATCCTCAACAAATTTAAATGGTGAAAACATGATACCTACAAACATTAAACTAACAGACGACCTCGTCTTAGATCCATCCTTTGCGTTGTTCCTCGAACCGCTAGCGTTGGCTAACCCTAACTGGGAGTTCACACCGCAGACTGCGAACTACAACGACACGCGCACTACGGCTCATGTTCAACGTGACGAAGACAATCAGTATCTTTCCGCGCCTGCTGGTACTAAGTTTCTGAACAACGTCAAAGTAAAGCAAGACGGGCAGAGACTAGGTTTCTTGAAAATGGATAGTAAGCATACGGCAGAAGGCCATGTGCCCAACTACATTATTAAGTCGTGGCGTATCCACAAGTCGCGCGGGACTTACGACGAGACAGAGACAACTAAACTTAAAATTGCACTACGCAATGCGAAGAAGTTTCTCAAGCCTCGAACGTTGGTAGAGTTATTCACTAAGAAAAGCAACGAACTCCAGAGTGGTTTTGTTAATGCGACAGCATCGCTTGTGCAAGCGTTTCGATACATTGGGCAAGACTTTTCTGGCGATGTACAACTGTATGCGTATTGTATACTGACCAATCGAGACGTACCACAAAAAACAAAAGCAAACGTGGAGAAAGTCATGACAGCATCTACTTACGAGAGACAGATCGGTGACTACCAACTTGCCCTTAACATGAAAGAGTTGGAGAGTGCAGGTCGTTTGATGAGTATTGTCAAGACGCGAGACGACAAGTATATGTACGCATCCAAAAACGCTGACCCTATCGTTGTAGAGTATGAAGAACTACCTGTGCCGTGGCAGGAGAAGCTGGCTGTGTTACAGCTCTTGCAAAACGACGAGTTAGCTGGAGATATCGGCTACCGACATACGAGTCACACGTTCATGATCGTGACATAATAATTTGCTAACCAACTGACCCGCTTCGGCGGGTCTTTTTTTGCTCGGAATAATCGACACGATGTCGGTATTTCCCCCTATAAAATATTTTTAAAATACTACTTGACAAAGTCTAGACATGCCACTATATTCTAGGCATGGCACAAACACCTGAATCAAAAGTTAAAGCAAAAGTAAAAGCCGTGCTTGATTTTCACGGCGCATACTATTTCTTCCCCGCTAGTAATGGCTATGGTCATGCGGGCATACCCGACATCATAGTATGCCACTGCGGATACTTCTTTGCAATAGAATGCAAAGCGGGCAAGAAACAACCAACAGCATTACAAGAACGAGAACTACGGCGCATCCGTGAACACGGAGGCGTAGCACTCGTCATCAACGAAAGCAATATCAACGATATTGAAATTTACCTCAACTACGCAAAGGAAGAATATGATAGAACGACTAATGCGATTACCTCTCGCGCCACAAATACAAGCCTTATGTGAAAAGATCGATGTTTACGAGCCCAACGACACCAGTTCCGATGATTCATTTGTGCTTCATGTTGAAAAGTTATCCAAACATTTAGGTTTTTGGGAGCGTCGTTGTGTTACTCGCGCTTTGAATAAAAACAAACGCTCTCGCGTACTCAATCGTGCTATGGAGCTTGTGATTGGTAAAGAAACCCAAGAGCAACCAATTAGAGATGTGTACAGGTGGACGACTCTAAGGAATGATAACTTGCGTGACATGCTCGAAGCCCACGAAGAATATGTTGCTAAATTAAACGGCGCACAATGATTACAATAGATTTTGAAACGTATTACGACAAGGACTATTCTTTGTCGAAGCTAACGACTGAGGAGTACGTTCGCGACCCTCAGTTCGAGGTCATTGGTGTGGGCGTCAAAGTAAACGACGAGCCCAGCGTTTGGTTCTCAGGAACGTTTGAAGAAACGGCAGAGTTCCTTGCGCAATACGACTGGGGCGATCATTTCGTATTGGCCCACAATGCTATGTTTGACTCGGCTATTCTGACATGGCTCTTTGGGCAGAAGCCCAAGGCGTGGCTTGATACCCTATCCATGGCGCGGGCGTTGTTCGGCACGCAGGTGGGGGGCAGTCTTAAATCTTTGGTTCAGCACTTTGGGTTGGGCGAAAAGGGTGTTGAGGTTGAGGACGCTAAGGGATTGAGGCGCCAGGAGTTTCCCCCTCAACAGTTAACACAGTATGGTGAGTATTGTAAGAACGACGTAGAGCTAACCTATTCTTTGTTTAAAGAGCTTGACCGAGCTTTTCCCGTAAAGGAAAAACGTCTCATAGATATAACTCTGCGTATGTTCAGCGACCCACTGCTAGAGCTAGATGTGGACAGATTGGAAGATCATCTGCAAGGCGTGCGTGACCGCAAGGAAAAACTATTTGCCGACGCCAAGATTACAAAGGAAGTCCTTAGTTCGAGTAACCAGTTTTCCGAGTTGCTGATTGCGAACGGGGTAACCCCGCCAATGAAGATCAGCCCCGCGACGGGCAAGGAGACCTTTGCGTTCGCCAAGAGCGACGAGGAATTTACAGCCTTACTTGAACATCCGAACGAGGTAGTCCAAGCCTTGGTCGCGGCGAGGCTAGGCGCAAAATCGACGCTGGAGGAAACAAGAACGGAGCGTTTCATAGCTATAGCCCGTCGTGGTCATATTTGTGGGGCGTTGCGCCGTGTGCCAATTCCTCTCAAATATTACGCGGCTCATACGGGGCGGTGGGGTGGCGCGGATAAGATTAACTTGCAGAACTTGCCTAGCCGTGGATCAGAGGGTGGTAAGTTGAAGAGGTGCATTGTTGCCCCGCGCGGGCATGTCATCATTGACTGCGACTCGTCTCAGATCGAGGCACGCGTGTTAGCTTACCTGACTGGATCGCGCGACTTGTTGAATATGTTTAGTAATAAAGCAGATGTGTACAAGTACATGGCTATGATGATCTATGGAAAACCGCCCGAATACATTACACCCGAAGAACGATTCATTGGTAAGACCACAGTGCTTGGCGCGGGCTACGGCATGGGTGGGGAAAAGTTTCAACGCCAGTTAAAAAGCATGGGCAAAGACTTGGATTTGGATATGTGCAAATACATTATCAAGACCTATCGTGCTAACGCTAGCAACATTGCAAGTTGGTGGCTACATCTGACCAATGTATTGGATGCAATGACCAAAGGCAAGGAGTTGATCATTGATTACCTAGATATCATGACGCTCGACCCGTTCACTGGAATCAAACTGCCGAACGGCCTGTCTTTGACTTATCCCGAACTAACTCGTCATAGCTCGGGAGAATTTACCTATAAGACACGCATGGGAATCAACAAAATCTATGGTGGCAAAGTAGCTGAAAACCTATGTCAAGCAGTGGCAAGGTGCATCATTGGCGAGCAGATTATTGAGATCGAAAAGAAATACCGTGTGGTGCTGACTGTGCATGACGCCATCGCTTGCGTCGTCCCTGACGAAGAAGCGCATACGGCTAGAGCATACATTGAAGAATGCATGAGAACTCCCCCTAGGTGGGCGCCTGAGTTACCCCTTGATTGTGAGTCAGGCATGGCTCAAAACTATGGAGATTGTTAATGGGAAATATAACGTGGTCATATAGTAGCTTGAGCCTGTACCAACAATGCCCCAAAAAGTATTATCACTTGCGGGTTGCCAAAGATGTGAAAGAACCGTTAAGCGAAGCGATATCGTTTGGTAATGAGATTCACAAGATTGCGCATCAATATGTACAAGATGGTGTTCCTGTTCCTGAGAAGCACAAGAAGATTGAGGCAGCTTTGGAATCAGTACGCAAAATGGAAGGCGAGAAGTTGTGCGAGAACAAGCTCGGCCTTACCGCTGATCTTGATCCCTGCGGGTTCTTTGACAAGAAAGTATGGTGGCGCGGCATTGCAGACATTATTATTTTGCAGGGCGACAAGGCGGTCACGATTGATTACAAAACGGGCAAAAGCAAATTCCCCGATTTGAAGCAGTTGGAGATTGTTTCGTTGGCAATTTTTAAGCACTTCCCACAAGTTAAGAAAGTCAGAGCGGGCTTGATGTTCTTGTTTGCAGATGACCTAGTCAAAGCAACATACGATGCTAAAGATCAGGAAACGATGTGGGGCCCATGGATAGCAGACACGAGTCAGTTGCAAAGCGCAGTTGAGCATAACATTTGGAACGCTAAACCAAACTTCACATGTCGTGGTTGGTGTCCCGTTAAAGACTGCTTGCATAACGAGGGGAATTGATATGGTAGATGCATTAGTTTGGGCGTTGGCATTTGGTGGTGTGATTGCCGTCGTTATTTATGCGGCGGTATTGGCATGGATGTTTGTGCAGGAGCATAAAGATGACTAAAGAAGAAATTTTAAAGATAGCACAAGAATGCAATTTATTAGGAATGCGCCCACATCTTGATGGTATTTATTCTGAATCACTTGAAGCCTTTGCCAAACTGGTAGCAGAAAAAGAACGTGAGGCGTGTGCTGAAATTTGTGATGGTTTTTACTTATCATGGATAGACATACAAGGTAGATATGAATTCATGGGTGAGGGAGCAAGCGAATGTGCTGGTGCAATCAGAGCAAGGAAATAATAATGACTAAAGAAGAAATTGATTATTTTTTAATACAAGAACATTTTGTAAAACTTTGTAGATGGATAGCAGAACTAGAACGTGAAGAGTGTGCCAAGATTTGCGATGAATATGCGCTAGAAGATGAGAATTGGGCAGGCGGTTGTGCTTTCGCTATTCGTAAAAGGGGAAAAAATGACTAAAGAAGAACTATTTGATATTGCAGATCAAATATTAACCATGCCATACAAAAAAGAAGATGTATTGTATTTGGCAAATTATTTGATGGAAAACGGCAGGCAAATGATGTTGAAAAACGCAGAGTTACAAATCGAAGTGGCAATACTAAAAGAACGTGAGGCGTGTGCTGATTTACTTATGGGATTACATGAGGCGCAAAGTAACAATGACAACCATAACTATTACCACTTTGCTTCAAACGCCATCAAGGAATTAAGAGGCAAGACTATTACCATTAAAACTAAACAATATAAACCACAACGCACATGGGTAGGACTAACTGAACTAGACTGCGTAGGTTGGTTTGGCTATGACACGGGAGTTGGCGCTTGGTTTGAAACAAACAAAGGTGATGATGACTCTATTCCGTTATACAAAGAACCACCACAGCGTGAATGGGTAGGACTGACTGATGAAGAGATACAAGAATGTCTGCAAGGTTTGCCAACACAGACCATCGATGTGTATGCAAGACGCATTGAAATTAAGATTAAGGAGAAGAACACATGACTGACGAAGAAATACACAACATTTATTTGCACATGAGTGGCAAAGCGGAAGGGTTAGTTGAAGCGACTGGCACGGCTGACTTTCCTGTATTGTTTGCTAGAGCAATACTTGAGTACGAAGGACTGACAAAAGATATGCAAAACATGGCATCTAAATCTACTTATAAAGAACAACTAGAAACAAAAAATGAACCTGTGGCGTGGGAACAGTTCCATGAACACATGGCGGGGCCAAATTATGTTGCACCACAACGCACATGGGTAGGACTGACAGAAGAAGATTTAAAACTACTATCTGCTGAATGGCGAATTGTTTATGGCGCATGGATGGATGACTTTGCCAAAGACATTGAAGCCAAGCTGAAGGAGCGTAACACATGACTAAAGAAGCATTACAAATTGCATTAAATGCGTTGACTGATTTTGATTACGACAAACGCATCAAGGCTATTGAAATTATTAAAGAAGCACTAGAAACAAAAGATGAGCCTGTGGCGTGGATGAACAGACACGGTGCTTGTAAGACTTCTTTGTTTAGGGAGATGGAAGCTGGCGCAAAAGAAGAATACACCATTCCTCTTTACACCACAACACAACGCACATGGGTAGGACTGACGGATGACGATGAAATTCCTTGGGATGGGGTCGATGCCAAGTCTTTTGCCAGAGCCATTGAAGCCAAGCTGAAGGATAAGAACAATGGATGAAAATACACGCCCTTGGTACACCATTGATGAACTAAATGCGTGGGCTGATAATTACCAAAATGAGCAGTGGCATAAAGCCGCAATCAGGCT